TCTTAATGGAACATCTAACGTTTTTAGGAAGTTCGACCAAATAAGCTCAACGACTACTCAAATAGTAGACAATAAGGCTTTAAACTTTGTCTTAACGGGTACAGATGCAACAGTAGGAGATAGTACCATAGATATATATATTAATTATAGAATAATAACGTTATAAAATAAAAAAAAATGAGTTTACCAAATTTAGATAAGTTAGTAGCAAACAAAGGAGTGTACATTGTTAACGACACAACGGAGGCAACAAAAGTAATTGATGGTGTTTTTGTATTAGAAGATACAGTAATAGCAACTTTAAAAGTAGGTGGTGTAGATGCTTTAAGTTCTTACGTTTCAACCCCAGCAACTGCGGTTAAAGCTGGTGCATACATTAGACCTTTAGATGGTGTTAAGTTTTCAGGTATTACATTAACAAGTGGTTCGGTTGCTTTAATCTTAGGTTAATGATGTACGGTTACGGAAATATGATTTCACCTAGTAATAGGTTGTTTATTGGTGGTGGTGGTGGTGCTAACCCTCTTTGGAATGGTTTACAAGCTTATTATACTGCTGACAATACTCCTAACGATGCTTTAGGAAACTATAACGGAACACTTGTTAATGGTGCAACTTATGGTACAGGTATTATTAATCAAGGTTTTATTTTAGATGGGGTTAATGATTATGTTGATTTAGGGAATGTATTAGACTTCGATGCTAGTACACCTTTTAGTTTTTCTTTTTGGGTTCAAAATACAACTTTAACTGACAGAGCTATTATGGGAAAATGGTCAGGTAGTAATACTGGTTATTTAATATTTATGATTAGTGGTAAATTACGATTTGCACTATCTAATAATGTATCAACTAATCTATTAAGAATAGATACTGTTAATTCTCTTACTACTGCTATGACTCACATTTGTATTACTTATGACGGGACTAAAGATGTGTCAGGTTTAAAAGTGTACTTTAATGGTGTAAATCAATCATTAACAACAATAAATAATACATTGACAGGTAGCACTTCAACAAGTGCAAATTTTAATATTGGATTACCACCATCTGGATTGAATTACTTTGGTGGTATAATAGACGAAGTATCTATATTTAATGCAGTAAAAATACCATCAGAAGTAACAGAATTATACAACTCGGGTGCAGGTAAGCAGTACCCTAATTAATAACTAATAAATAAAAAATAATGGGATACGACATTAGACCAATAAGCGAAGTAGATACATTTGATTACTCACTTTGCACAGGATTACAGAATGCTCAAACTGTTAGACGTTCACTTGATGGACAGTTTTTTATCGTTGAGGGAGATAGTTTCACAGATTTCACACACGCTGAAATATTAGTAGAAATGGCAAAACCTAATTGGACAAGCGAAGAGATATAATGGAAGCACCAAACTACATAATTATTTCACTTGTAACGGTACTTTTCGGTGTTGCTAGATACTTCTTTAAAGACTTACATAAAAGTTTCTTAGAAAGCGAAAAAAAGAACGCTGAAATTCTAGTTATATGTGAAGGTAGTAATTGGACTGAAGAAATAACAATTTAAAAAATAAAATGGGTAAATTTAATTTCACACAAAGATATAAAGAAACTTCAATTATTAATCCTACTGATGGCTTGATAATTGACGAAGTAGGCAGCAACGTGCCAAAAAGAATATCTTATAGTGATTTTACTGAATCTGTTGGTAGTTCTGTTAGTGGGTCGTGTGGTTATTCACATACGGGCGCATTTGCAGGTAAACCTCTTTCAAATTCCTATGTATGGGAAGCGGGTCAAGGCATAAACTATTCCCAAACAGATGTTAATAACGAAATATATAAAGTTTTATCATTAGATAATACAGTACATTTAGCGGTTGACAATCCATATTGGACAACTCCTGATGTAACAAGTTTACCTAATGTAGGCTTATTTAATGGTTACGCTTTACCTCCGAATGTAGATAGCTTATTTGATTACACTTATGATTTTGATACAGAATACCCATCAAGTTCAGGTACAGGTTTTGAGGGGTCAGTAGGTAGAATAAGATTGAATGATTTACAGTACGGAGACCAATTAAGAGTTCGTTTTGACTTTAACATTATTCCACAAATTGCAAACACAACCGTTGAACCAGCTTTATGGTATTCTAACAGAGATGACAATGATAATATTACTTTTACATTCCCACTTACTACACAACCGATTTTTTATGGTGGTGGAACAGTAGGGAACACTTATTTAAATAGGGTAGAAATTTCAGCGTGGGTAATAAGTAATGAAGATGTAAACGCTTTAACACTTCCAGCGATAAAATCAGATAATCCAGTAATAATTCAACCTTTAGGGTTGTTAGTAACAGTAATTAGATAAGATGAGTATAAAGATAAAAAGAAACGAAGCTGGGAACTGTATAACCTTTGAAGGTAGTTCTAATCCTGTGTATTGGAATAGTTGTTTAAGTGGAGAAATAGATAGTAGTGATAGCACTTTAGTTAACATTATTAATGATGTTAGAACGGTTCAAAGTGGAACACCTTTTTACGAATTTTTTAGAATACCTTACACAGAGTTTTTAGACGCTAACGGTAGCAGCTTTGCTAGTTCTTCAGATGCAGTTGCATACATTAATCAAGAAGCAAATGTATTAGAAGCAACCTTAGCTGGGTTTCTTAACTTAGAAAATGTATCAGGTACAAATGATAAAGTAGATTTAACAAGTGTAACAAGTCAAGAGAAAATCGGAGGAGGTATTAAGTTCACTGCTGGTAGTGATATAGAATGTGGTCAACCTGTATTTTACAATTATAGTTCTTCAGGAGTTGTTACTGCTGTATCTGCCGGGACTTTACCATCTCAACACGATTACATTGGAATAGCTTTAAAAACAGTAACAAGTGGACAAGGTGTTAACGTACTAACAAAAGGTTTAGTGACTGCGAGAAGAACTTCAACTTATCTAACATCTTCTGAAACTGTGATACTAAATAACACTTCTAATAACACTATTAGGAACTTAACTAACTCTACTACTTTTGTAGATAGTGGAGATACAGGAGGAGATTACACAAGTAACGAAAATTACAGCATAACATTTGATGCACAACAAGGTTATACAACAGATATTATAGTTAATGATTTTCAGTTTGAGCATTCAGCATACAGAATGTATGACAGGCTCGGAGTTCAAGGCTCTAATGATGGTGTTAACTTTACAAATTTGAGTGTTCAATGGCTTCAAAAATCAGCTACTTCTACGCCAACATGGAGTTCATCATTTTATGGTAGTAATAGTTGGAATAGTACGGGGACTGATAATGGTTACATCTTTCCGAAAGATACATCAAGAGCAATTTTGTTATCAAGTGGAACATTTCCTGTAACAATTAATACTGGTTATAGATACATTAGATTCTATTTTAGGTCAGATACTAGTGTAAATGATGACGGATGGGACATGACATTGACACCTAACACACCTTATTCTTCAAATGTTGAATCAGTCGCAGAGGGCACAACATTATATTTAGACAGTAACGATTTTACAAAAGTAACAACAGACGATACATCACAAATATTAGTAGGCTATTGTGCTTACAATAACGCAGATAATGATAGTATATTTTTAAGAATTTAAAACAAATGGAAACTTTATTTAAAGAAATAGCTAAGTACAATTTAAGTGGGTGGATGATATTCATTCTCCTACTTATTTTCGTTATTTCATATTTTTACAAGAAACCTATTTCAGAACTATTAACTAAATTTAAGTCTAAAAAAGACAGGGACATTAAAGAATTAGTGAACCATGACTTATTCAACACTTTGCAACGTGTTAAATTAGAGGTGAAAAATATGAGGTTTTATTCACATGGTAATTATGATAGTGTTAAGACTAAGATGTGTTACGACTTCACAGTTTTTAAAACGGAGGTTTGTCATGCCAGGTTTGAAAAGTTATTACAACGTGATTTAAACAAAATAAATGTAGATAGGCTAAAGAATGAAATTCTTGAAGAAATGAACGAAATGCACATAGAATACATCAATAAAACCACTACTCATTGGTTAAGCAAAGGCTTAGATGTTGACGATGTTGACTATATTGTTGAACTGTTTGAGCGTTTTCGCTTTGATGTGGTCCAAAGTTTTGCCAATAGAATAGACGCTATTTTTTCAACTTCTTACCATAACACTAATTTTAAAAAGATGTTAGCTTGTTTTGACATGTTCGCTATGGGAGTAGATTTACTTCCGAAAGATATGCAAACTACTTTTGAGTCTTTAAATGGGAGGTTTACAAATTTAAGCTACAAATGAAAGTTGAAAGATTTATAATTTTAGTATTGTTATTGCTAGTTGTTTTTTTTGCTTACAACAAAAGACCTAAGCATTACCGCCAAACAGACCACGTTATTGAACGTTTAGAGCGTGTTACAGACACTTTAAAAGTCGATGTGATAAAGTATAAGCAAAAGGTTAAAGTAGTGCGTGATACGGTGGTTATTACTAAGATACAATTACAAGAAGCAAAGGAGCAAAAGGACACGCTAAAAATAATTCAGATACAGGATACTTTAATAGGTCAACTTGAAACTGAAATAACTTTTTTAGATACTTTGGTAAGTACGTGTGATAGCATAATAATGAATCAAAATGTTATTATCGAAAATGAAGATACTTTAATAAAACAACAACAAAAAGAGGTTAAGAAGTCAAGAAGAAAAGCTATATTTGCAAGTATAGGAGTAGGAATATTAACCATAATTAGTTTGATAAAATGAAAATAAGCGAACAAGGTAAAGACTTAATAAGAATATTTGAGGGAGTAAGGCTTAAAGCATATAAATGTAGTGCTGGAGTGCCTACGATTGGTTTTGGTAATACTTTTTATGAAGATGGCACTAAGGTTAAAATGGGCGATACAATCACTTTGGAACGTGCTAGAAGTCTTTTTAATGGATTACTTCCAAGATATGAAAAGATTGTGTTAGACAAGGTTAAAAGACAATTAAAACAGAACGAATTTGATGCTTTAGTTTCTCACACTTATAATACAGGAGGTTCTAGCACTTTGTTTAAGCTAGTTCAAGAAGATGCACCGATTGAAGACATTAAAAAATGGTGGTTAACTAAGTACATAACTGCTAATGGGAAGTTTTTGTCAGGACTTCAAAGAAGAAGATTAGCTGAATTTGATGTATTTGCAAAATAATTAGTATATTTAACTGTTCATAATTAACTTTGTTTTTAGGGGGTGCTAGTCTTAGTTGATTAGCACCCTTTTTTCGTTAAGTATATTTATAAATTCTTCTTGTATTGATTCAATAGTATCATATTGTTCATCTGTTAAACCCTCAAATTCGTACTTTAATCTACTTCTTAGGTATTGCTTAAAATCAAATAATGCTAAGTAATATTTTTCAGCATCTAAATACATTTGTGATTGCTCTAAATCTTCAAATTCTAGTGTTATTTTCATAGTTTAAAATAAACAAGTTAAACGTGCGACTTGACCTAGTTCTTTGTGGAATAAAAAACCCTCGATTGCTAGTGGTGAATGTTGATAACCGCTTTTATGATGCCAACTATCTGCTGGACTTGGTGAGCGTAAAGATTCTAATTGCACACTCATTATATCTTTTGATGTTTTGTGGTGTACGTGGTGAGTAAACCAATATCTATGCTTACATTCGTGCCAATATTGACTAGCTTCGTGGCACATAAGTAAGGGTAAGTCGTTTTGTTTCGCTCCATCGCCATGTGTAGTACCTATTAAATTCTTACCATAAGTAGTATACTTTCTATGACTAGGTGAACGATTAAAAGTAATATTAGGGTGTTCATTATACCAACTGTAAAGACTATCCATTAAGAAAAAGCCACTCATTTCATCGTGGTTAGAAACGTTATAAACTACTTCTAAGTCTGCTATTCCTACTAATGTTTGTATTATATCTATGTATAGTTGTTTAGCCATTAAGAACGCATCAAACCATTTTAAATGGGTATCTTGTTGAGTTCCTTTGGTAGTTTGGTTTTTGGTGTTATCTGTGTTCAAAACATCATTACCAACTATTAAAATAATCTTATCAATTTCAAAACCTGATGACTTTTTAATTATTCCAGCTACTCCATCTTTAACACGTTTTACTGCTATTTGTGAGTTGTATTCTTCATTAGTTTCAAAAGCTGAACAAAGCTTATTAATGTGAATGTCTGCTGGGTCTATAAGTAAACAATGTTTTTCGTTATCTGATTCATTTCTAATTATTTGAATGTGGTTAGGTCTTAAATCTTTTACACTACCTATAAAATCCTCTTTAAACTCTTCGTATTTAAAGGTCTTATCTTCTCCTTTAACGTTAATGGAGTAGTGCTTACCTTTATACCAATAGTGTTTAACTTTCTCTGGGTCTATTCCAACATTTTCGCATTCATCAAAAATGCCTTTATCTACTCTTCTTTTAATCCACTTTGTAACTACTCTCCTGAAGTTATCGGTATATCTTATGTTATACTCTTTCGCTACTTGTTTAGCTGCTTGTGAGTAGTTTCTATTCTCTTTATAAAGTTCTAA